GCTATTACGATCGCGGGCGCGGCTGGTGGTACCCAATCATGCGTCCGTGGACGGATGCTGGGCAGAAGATTGGCAAGGCTCAGGGCGCTATCAATGCTCCAGCTAAAGTTCGAAAATTCAGCGGCGTGCAGGGCTACAAGCTGGCCGTCGGCGGAAAGAGCGAACAACTGGGAAAGTCATGGACAGTTGCCGTACAGGCAAACAGTGATGGCGTGGTTGGCGAGATTGGCAATAACACTAGCTATGCGCCCTGGGTACAATTGGCAAGCAAGCAATCCCGCTTACATGCCACACGTGGCTGGAAAACGGTTGATACTGCGTTGGAAGAAAGCCAGGACGACATCAATGGCTTCTTCGCAGACGCGCTCGCTGAATGGGAAAAGACATTTTTAGAAACGTGACGTATACTTTATTGGGGCGTTGATCCGGTCGTAGGCGCAAATGTTTTTCAAAGCGGCGACCGGACACATCGTAAGCGGATTCACGTTCCGCCGTCCTGCCATACCGTTGGGGTGGTGTAGTCCAGGGAAGTTGTAGCCACAATGCATAGATAAATCCTCTTCCCAAACATCCCGAAAGTCCCGCTAAAAGGCGGGGCTTTTCGTTTTAACTCTGGGTGGCCAGCACCAACAGGAATAGCGATGTCGGCCGGCGCCCATCATTTGAAACGGCGATAGGCGCCGTAAGTCCTGTATCGCCAGAAACAGCGTGGTGGTCCAGCGGCTGCCAACATCGATGTAAATGGCGGTGCAAGATCCACCCGGCGGGAACACCGCCAGAAACAGCGGTGCGGGATCCATGATCACATCGCTATTTTTATAGGTGCGAGCTGTGCGCTCGCAGAAAGGTGACGTTTGTGCGGGGGAAGGTTATCTAAATTCGTGCTATGCTTCAGTTAACAATTTTATACGAGTAAATGTTTTGCTGGAAAGGCCCTCCCGAGGCTAACACACTGACGCGGTCGCGCGGTGTGCTAAAAGCGGGAGAACGCAGTCAGGCAGAGACGACCAGAAGGCCGCTCCGCGAAAGCAGACAAATTGCAAAGATTACTTTGCTTTTTTGTCATGTTTTTGCGGAGCGGTTTTTTGTTACCCCGGAGACTATATGGAAGATCAAAAAGACCCTGACGAAATCATTATAGGCCTCGGCTCGAACGTCAAAGCCCTGGGGGATGGTCGTATTGGCGGGCACCTGGTGCTGTTCGGAAGTCCCGATCAACGTGATTTTTATCGTGACTTCTTCACCCCCCAAACGTATCTTGGACCGGAAGACGGCAATGGCCGCGATGTCACCATCAACCACCGCGTGTCTATCAAGACCGGAAACCCAGAAACGGATGCCGTACTCAAGCACTTTACCGATTCGATCTTTAAACTAGCCGGCCTGAAGACATCCCGCGACGAGCTTGGCATCTTCGGCGAAGTGATTTGCGATCTGAGCGACCAGTATGACGCAATGGTCTACCGGCTGGCCGAGCAAGGCAAGCTCAAGTGGTCTGGCGGAGCCCCAACTCACATGATCGAACGCAGCGCGGACGGCGAACTGAAGATGTTCGTGATCGCTGAAGCCGCACTTACCCCCATCCCAGCCGAACCCCGCATGGTTACAAGCCGCGTAATGCCGCTTAAGGCGTTCGTGGATTTTCTGACCCCACCCCCCATTCAAAGCCCTGCCCCTGAACGGCAGGGGCAAAACACTCAAGGAGTAAAAAACGTGAACATTATCGATGCAATCAAGGCGCTTCTGCCAGGGCTCACCCCCGAGCAGATCACCCAGTTGACCGCCATTCTGGGGCTTGCTGGGGTTGAATGCGGTGAACCGGCAGGTAAAGATGCTGCCGATCCTACCGCGGATCCTACCGCCGACCCGAACGCCCTGCCCGACATGAATGCTCAACCTGACCCCACTGCCGCGCCGATGAAATCCATCAGCGTTGAGCAGCTCGCCGGCCGCCTGAAGAGCCTGGGTTATACCGTGTCTCTGCCCGGCCAGACCCTAACTGCCGCGCCCGTGGCTGCTCGCAAGCCCGCCGTCGTGCGCCCACCTCTGCCTTCCTTCGACACCGGCGGTGAACCTGTGGAAGATGCTGGCACCAAAAGCATGAACGCGTTTTACGTGACCCGCTTCGGTGACGAAGACTCCAGCCGCAAGGCGATCATGACCGACGTGATTGGCACTGATTACCGTCAGCGCATCATGGAGCAGAATCAGAACTTTGCCAAGTTCCTGCGTTATGGCGCGGAAGCCCTGGATGCCTCCGAACGCAAGTCCCTGCGTGTTCAGATCTTCCCGATCTCCGATATTCAACGCCTGGCTCGCGAAGGTATGAGCATTTCATCTATCAAAACCACCCAGGTGGAAGCCCAGGGAGAACTTGGCGGCTTCGCTGTTCCCCCGAATTTCCAGGCTGAGATCGTTGCTCGCCTTCCCGGCTTGACCGCTGTCCGTGGTGGTGGCGCGACTGTCATCACCCTGGCAAACGGTAACAGCATCGAAGTACCGCTCTACGACGGCGGCGACGACCGCTATGTAGGCAACTTACGCGGCCAGTGGGGCACTGAGACCCAGGCTCCTGGCGCTCAGAATGCCAAGCTCAAGCAGATCGCCGTCAATGCCGACATCTACACCTACAAGGTGGGTATGTCCATGAGCATCGTTGAAGACGCGGCCAACCTGGTCTCACTCGTCCAACAGGACATGGCTGACACCATGACCATTGATGAAGACGATGTGTTCCTGACCGGTGACGGCATCGGCAAACCCTTGGGCATCCTACCCGGTGGCGTCAATGGGCTCAGCCTGACCGAAGTAAAGTCCCTGGGTGCCACAAGCATCCTCGCTGCGGGCGTAAAAGCCCTAAAGCGCGGCGTGGCCAGCCAGTACCGCAGCCGCGGCGTGTGGGTCGGTAACTCCGATACCTTTGGCGCGATTGAACAGTTATCTGTTGGTGGTGGCAACCTGACCTATGCTTTCCCCGATCTGAGCGATACCGGCGAACTGCTGAGCCGCAAAGTTTACGAAAGCGAAGCCCTGGCCGACATTGCCGCAAGCTCTTACCCGCTGATATTCGGCGACATGCGCGGTTACACCATCGTTGAGCGCCTGGGCATGACCATCGAACGCTTCCACGACAGCAACACCGGCGTGAACGCGGTCGAGTATCACCTGCGCCGCCGCATCGGTGGCCGCCCGGTCCGCAAATGGATGTTCGCTGCGATGAAAGTCACCGCCTAGTTCGGTAAGTTTGCAGGTCGGGTGGCAATGAGACTGCCCGGCCTGCTTCCCACCAAAAAAACCAAGGAGATTTATTCCATGCAACCAAATGAACTCTTTACCGAAGCGAACAAAATTCAGCTTCTCAACACCGAAGATGCAATCGGTGTTCAGTCTTACCCCGCCAGTGGTGCGTTCATCGACGTTTCCGGATTTTCGAAATTCGTGTTCTTGATCGGCGCGGGCGCTCTCGACAGCGCATTGACCTTCCAGGTGCAGCAAGCCGCTGCTATCAACGGCACGCCGAAAGACGTGACCGGGGCCGTGGTCATTGTAGCCGCAACCGACGATGACAAATGGGCATCCGTTTGTGTTCAGTGCTCCAAGTTGGACATTAACAACGATTACCGTTTCGTCACCCTGAAAGCCACCGGCGCGGCTGGTGGAAATGATTACGCCGCGATCTTCTTCTTCGGCGTCGATCCGAGTGAGAAACCCGTTACTCAGGGCAGCGACAAAGCCACCATTGTTTCTGTGGTCGGTTAAATAAACAATGACCGGGGTGAGGCGCGCTTCACCCCGGTCGGAGCAATCCTTCCATGAAAATAAAAATCCTGAACGATGGCATCTACAACAACGCGGGACGCTCCGCGGTGGAAGTGGAGGCTGGCGCTGAATTCGACACATCCCCTGGATACGCCGCCGTGCTGGTCAATGATGGTCTGGCTGAATACATCGAAGGCGAAGAGCCGCCGGCCGATGTGACCAAGGCTAAGAAATCCACCAGGCGCGCTACCGCCCAATCCGGTAAAGAAAAAGTAATCCCCGCGTCCGCGAACAATCCATTTGTGTCGTAAATCATGAACTATGTCACTCTGCAAGCCGCCAAGCAATATATGGGCATCGAGGCCAGCAACACAGTCGATGATGACCGGATCGCGCTATTCTGTGATTGGGCGACCACATTTATCGAATTCTACAAAGGTCGGCATTATGACCCGCGCTACGAAACCAGGGTCTTCGATAAACCATCTCCAAAAACTTCGTCCTTTGGCGTCTTTGAGTCACGTCTTCAACCAGCAGCCCCGGTTTCACCTTTGCGCCTTGACGAGGACCTGCTCGAGTGTTTTGCGCTCATCAATGGCGACGGCGTCGCTATTACCGCATACCTGCTCGAACCGTCCAACATGTTTCCAAAAATGCGCGTGCGTCTCAAAGGCGGCGAGTCCTGGGTCAGTGATGACGATGGCAATGACATGCAGGTCATCTCTCTAACCGGTTTATGGGGTAGTCACGACAAATATAGTTTGGCATGGGTCGACAACGGACAAACGGTTGTCGATAACCCGCTCAGCAGTGGGGCAACATCCATCGTCGTTGGTGCAATCACTCCGTTTTCCGCTGGGCAGCTCATTCGAGTTGACAACGAATTGATGTTAATTTCTGCCGCGGCTCTTGTTCTGACTGTCCCAACCTTGACGGTTGAGCGCGCGTACAACGGTTCGACTGCTGCTGCCCACGTCGCTGGATCAAAGATAAAAGTTTGGAAACTGCAGGGCAACATCAATCAGGCCTGCCTGCGCATGGTCAAGTGGCGCTACAACCAGAAAGACGTGGATGCCTTTGACAAAACCTATAGCGTTGAAACTGGCATTCTCAGCAGCCCTGCAGCAATCCCGACCGACATCCTGGCAGTTCTTGGCGCATCGAAGGTAACTCTATGACCGACATGCTTACCAATATCTGCGCAAAGATCGCGCTGATCGGCGCTGAAATCAGCGGGATTAACCCCAAGGGTCTATTTGACCCACCGCCCGCGAATTTGCAAACCGCCGACCTGCCCGCACTGTTTACCTGGACTGGAGTTGCTCAGCATAATGAAAGCGTTCTGGGAGAAGATTTTATTGAGACTACCAGGCGCTTTTATATCCAGATCGCAGTCATTCCCACTGGCCAGGGTGATCCAAATACCCGCGAGAAACTGGTCCGCCCGCTGATCGAATCGGCGCTTACGGTTCTCAGAAAGCATCCGAAACTACTTGGCCTTGATTGGGTCGAGAAGGTTGTAGTCGGATCAGACTCTGGCATCATCATGCTTCCAGAATATGGCGGGAAGTTCATCGGGGTTGAAATCCCCATCGATGTAACCTATATCGTTCTGCGAAATTACGCGGCAAATGAGTGACCTATGAAATGCCCAACCTGTAACCGAGAAATTACCCCCGAAGTTGACGCGAGTGGCGTGACGCGCGGCTTTTGCGATTGTGCTGGTTTCCGCCGTCCTGTGATTGAAATTCTGCCAGCGCTGATTGAAAACTCCACGCCGGCCAAGGAGAAGAAAAACAAATGACAGCACCTACCGAAAAAACTATGAACTACGGCCTGCGTTACGCCTGCGTTCTTGAGTTAAACAGCAGCGGAACGCCCAAGGCCACCAATACAACTGCCTACGAAGGCTCGCAATTCAAGGGTTCAACCGCTTTCGAATTGACCATTCCTGAGGCTCGCAAGATAACGGGCCTAGGTGAGGATGGAATCACTCAGGTCGTATACCTGCCTCCCACTGAAGGCGCAACCGGAAACCTGAATGTGGAAGCTTCCGACCCGGCGATCGCCACTATGCTGGATGGTACCAAGATTGCCACCATCGGAGAAATGTCGATCATTGGCTTGGGAACCGATAAGCAAGGATTTGAGCCGCAGGTTGCGCTGATGCTCTTCCAGGCTGCACGCGGGTTGGTGACTGGTAAGGTGTATTGGCACACCTTTATTATCCCATCCGCCCAGGTGGTTCGCAAAGCTGGCGGCATGACCGCGGATAAATCGATCACCGTTTACCAGATCGCTCCTAATCGCATCAGTAAGCATCTCTGGGGTACGGCTTTTGCCAACGCCACGGAAGGCTACCTTTCCGCCCAGATCATCGAGGCATGGTCTAACTACCCCATGCGCATGGCGTCCTTTGTCGCAGATGGCACGGCGGTGGATTTCAGCTTTCCAGCTGATTGGCCGGCGGTTCAGACCACCGGAATCAAGGTCTGGAAGAATGATGTGCTTGTTTCGTCCGGGATCACCCTTTCGACGACCAAGGTTACCTTTGCAGTTGCGCCCACCCTCGCAGATCGCATTGATACGATACGTGAAATTACCGGGTAATGATCAAGCCGGGTGGTGAATAGCCACCCGGCTTTACGGAGTGTGAAAATGACTGCTAATGCTGGAGATACCGTTGAAGCGTTTAATAACCTGACCAATGCCTTGAGTCCTGGCGCCGGCGTGGGCACAAGCATGATCGATGCGATCAACAAACTGACAGATGCGCTCGCAACCTTCGCGGCTGCCAATACAGGAAATCAGACCATCGCATTGACAGGCGACGTCACAGGTTCTGGAACTGGAACGTTTGCCGTAACGCTTGGATCAAACAAGGTCACGGCGGCGAAGATCGACCCGGTAGCGCTGAAACTTGCCGCGTTCGGTGGGCGTAACCTTGCTGGCGCTTGCACGCTGACAAATACAAAAGTTGGCGATATTGTGCTTGGAGTGGTCTGCAGCGATGGCACTGATGGGACAGCATTGTTTGAGGCTGTTATTACCGTGGCTGACCAGATCCAACAGGTGAGCGCTACTGACCTAAGCACGAAGAAGTATGGCATCTTGTTGCTCAAGAAGGGTGCGTAATCATGTCGACCACAACGATAAAGTATTTCCAATACGAACACCTGAAAGGCGCCTGCGTGAAGTTAGTGAGAAGGTTGCTAAACTGGCCGTAAGCATGGAAGAGAAGATCCCAGACGGTCCCGAAAAAAGCGCAGGCATGCGCAAATTACTTGAAGCCAAGGATTGTTTTGTGAGAGCGATGTTGCCGTGACCGTATCCGCCCATCTCATTGAAAACCCGGAATACGATAAAGCCAAATTTGGCAATGTCCGCATTATCGCCTGCCGGCGCGAAGATGGTACGCCGGTGTTCGGGAATGCGCCATTGAGTATAGCGACTGCGCAAGGCCAAATCCTTGTTGGAATGTGTGATGCGTGCCGTGCGCAACTCTCGAATGTTTTCTATAAAGAATTTATCAAAAGCGGCGTCGAAACTGTCGCGCGCGAGTATTTCAAGAACGTGAAATTTGTAAAAGTCGATTCCGAAGGTGCGAAGAATGAAAACCAAGAAGCTTGAAATTACTTCCGAAGATGTAACTATCAGCCTGACCGTGCAACCTTCCAATGTGATGGTAGGTCTGTTGCGAAACAATAAACAAACGGAAGCCGATGCTGAAAAAGATCCCATGCGTTGGTTTGCACGTTACTGGCTTTTCGCCGCCTGTGTGTCTTGCTCGAGTGGCGAAATTATCCAGAGTGAAAAAGTAACCCTGGATGGCGAAATTGCCCAGGCTAAAAAAGTTACCCAAGTGAATGAACTCACGTTT